CTTGGTAAGGAGAGTGACCTTGCCACCCTTCTGAACTTCGTCTTTATGCTGATTCAGATGTTGGCGAGTCAGATCGATATTAACCATATCATTGAGCAGCAAACCCAGCGGAACCTTGCCCGAAGGATTAGCAGAATAAGTAACTAAAGCAGCGCCAGCGTCCATAGCTGCACCGCTACCAGCGGTACTCAGAGAGGCGATGCCACCGCGAGTTGCGACTTCATTCATGAAGAACGAAATATCTGTTTCGAGAGTAGATCTATCTTGTTTAAGAGCCATTATATATTCTCCTGTAAAATTAAATTAGAATTACTTGTTATACTTTAGAACGGAGCCAATCCATTCAGTAGCAACAGCACGAAGATTGCTTGCAGTATCTTCGGCCACTGCTTCAGCAATGGCTACGCCTGAAGGAGTTTCAACAGCATCAAGAATTTCGTCGTTAGCTTCAGCAGCATCAACGTCATCAGCCTTGGCTGGCTTCTTCGCATCTTCCTTCATCATTTTGTCTTTCATCACTGCCTTCTTCTTCATCATAACGGCAACAACCCGATCAAAGGTTTCGTCGTCAAGATTTTCAAATTCAGCAACGGTAGAAGTAGCATCTTCAGCGTCCAGACCAGCTTCTTCAAGCTGCGCCTTTCGCTTCGACATTGTTTCCTTCTTTTTCATCTGCTTCATTTCTTCCATTTTGTCTTGCATTTCTTTATTCTTCATAGCAATGGTCTCTTCGGCCTGCTTGAGAGATTCGGCAAGAGTTTCGGCTTCAGCGATTTGCTTTTGCAGCTTTTCGGTCTGTTCAGCAATTGTGGTTTCCAAGGACTTAATCGTTGCTTCAAATTCAGCCTGCTGCCCTTGGGCAACTTGCTGCTTGAGCGCTTCGTTAGCAGCCTTAGCTTCTGCTAACTCGGCTCGCAAGTCTTCAACTTGCTTTGTTAAAAGGTCTGACATATCATTCTCCTGTAATGAAGATAAAGATAAAGTTTGTGCTTGAGATTCATCAAAAAAATCATTTCCTTCCAGAATTATACTTCGTGGGTTAGCAGGTTTGGAAACTAAGCCTTTACCAGAGAACGATAAGTTTCTTAATAATCTTCCCACTTGGTAATCTTCGTATTTTCCATCTCCTCCATATGATCTTAAATGTTTTGTTAGAAATGCCGATGCTTCATTTCTTTTTATAACCTTCAATTCCCCTTTGCTGCTTTTTAAAGCATAATCAAAGTTAGGAAAAAGGCATTCCATTGATACAAACCATTTGTTTTCTTCTATCTCTGCAATAATCTTTCTCATTCTTTCCCTTTGTTCAGGGTCAGACCAAGAAGTATAAATTACAGCAGAAGTAAGAATATTAAACTCACTAGGAACATCTCTAGAATTTGAGTCGATTTTATTTCCCTCAAAATCTACAACTTCGTTTGCAGTAATGTGTCCGATTATATCTTTCTCATTATGCATGAAGTTAAATGGCTTGTCCTCGGGAGTATCTTTTGCATTCCAAAGCTCACTTGAATCAAAAACATCATCGTTTTTGTTCCAACCGGTGCTAACCAGAATTGATTTAATATAGTACAAGTCGATTTGGTTTTTATTTTCTGCTACGGCCAACTCTTCGTTTGGGCTTGCTGTCATTATCTTCTGTATTTTTTCTACCGTCTCGGAAGACGGCTCGAAGAATTGGGCAACAGCGCAACAAGCAATAGAGTTATTGCTGATAGCCTTTTCCAAGCCATCTCTTATTTCTTGTTCGTATACTTTTATTTTCATATTTGGATTCTCCATAACGGATATTACACAAAATTTAATTTTTGTGGATTATTTTACCTAAATATCGCTAGATTCAGAAAACATCTCGACATAAACAGAAGCATAAATATGGCGCATTTCTACGGTATTTGGCTTTCTTTGACGAACTGAACTAAAAGCCTCCTGTTTGGAGTCAACTAATTCAGTAAAAGCAGCGCTTGGTTTGGTGTTTAATTGAAGAATCTTTTGTATAACTTCTGGAGTAACTTCTATTAATGGCTCTAAACCAGTAAATATACATAACTTTAAATATTCAAGATCATCCACTTCAGACTTGCTCAAAGCCCTAGCGTCTTTTTTATTGAAATGCGCACAAGCGATAGGGGTCATAACTTCAGATATTTTTTCTTGAGCTTCAATTCCCCAAAGAGTTGCCGATGTTGGTTCGCCACTTCTTGGTAAAACACGCCTTTGTTTACGAGGCGCGGTATCTCTTGAAAAAGAAGGTCTTCCAGATTGTTGCGATGGAGCGGCTGGTTTTTTACCTGTTGGGCTTGGAGCAACCGTAGCTGGCGGAGCATTTGTGGCAGGAAGACCAATCTGTTCAAGATATTCTTTTGAATCTAAAACATCCTTAGTCATTGCTATTTTAGCCATATCTTCACGATGATGTGGATTATGATATGGACCAGCTTTTTTAGGCGTGTCTGAGTCATTCATTCTTTCTCTTTCTTCTCTTCGAACTCTTACTCTTTCGATGCTAGGAATTTCCCGGAATCGTTCAAGTAAAGTTTCTTGAGAAATTATATCACGATCAGCAAGATCCATAAGGAGTTTCTTTTGGGCAGCTTCGTCCGATAAAACAATAGAGTCAAAATGTATTTCAGCTGGAAGTCTAAAACCCATTGCTTTTCTGATGTACTCTATTTCTTGCTGCCAAAATTGAGTTAGTATTTCTCTTCCATATTCTAATCTTTCAATCAAAGTTTTGAGAGAAACATAGTTGTTTGTATATCCACCATTTCCAGAAGCTCCAGTTAAAGTTGGAGGAATTCCAAGACCAGCATAAATACTTGTTAATACTGGCTGATATTTCTCAGAACCTAAAAACTTATAAACCTGAGAATTACTCTCGGTAAATTTAAGCTCTGGACCCCAAACCAAATCCATTGTTCCGCCGCCAACATTACTTGCAAGAATGTCGCGAATTTTTTGCAGACCAGCTTTTGTTGGCACAATTTTTTGCTCGAAATCACCAACAGTCCACAATCTAACCTGACTGATAGCACCATCCAAAGCCGCAAGATCAGCCAGCTTCATTTTTTCCAACATGCGAATATCATCAAGAATCGCATAAATCATAGGATTAGCCCAAAGTAGCCAATCATCTTTCTTGTAATGATAAAAGAACGTATCTTCATTTATTGGAATTCTTCGGTCGCCATTTTGTAATCTTTGTTGTAAATCGGTTGGTAAAGTTTTAAATGCATTATTGTTTGTATTTGATGTTTGCATCAAAGACTGATATGTATACTTGGAAATATTCAAGTAAAACTTTGGCTTGCCAACAGCAAGCAACCCAGCATCATCAATTTCTACAGCTAAAGGATTTAGAAAATCATAAACCCAAGGAATTTCGCGGCGTGGAATCTTCGAATCTTCAATAATTACATCAGCGCCAGCAGCACGACGAAGTTCTGCTTCTTTATTGCGGTTTATTTTTGCTGTACGTCGCTGAACAATAACATTGCCGCAACGATAAAGATAATTTAAAAATCTTTCAGACCGGTCGTAACCTTTAATTTGAGCGAACCATTTTCTATAAAATTTTTCAATTGTTTTATTTGGGTGTACAAGCACAAGCCCCTGACTAGCAAAGTCGCTCATAAGATCAATAACATTACGAATAATACCAACCCTATCGTAAGCAACCATACAAGCCGCCATTATTTTCTTTTGACGAGTCGGAATAGATTCGCCCGGACGAAAAGCGTCATAATCAGAACGATCAAAAGAAGGACGAACAGTGCGATTTGGCTCGATATCTAGATATGTTTGCTTTCTGTATGTTCCATCATAACCATTTCCGTGAGCGGAGCTTCTATAAACGATACCATCATATCCATCTAGAATTGTAGAATCATATACCTTTTCTTTATCCGAGTCGCTGGCCCATGTTTGATAGAGTGGTTCAGACATTTGTATTGTTTCCTATTTAATTGAATTGTCAATCATATCGTCAATTATATTACTATACACATTCTAATACAAACCCTGTACTTTTTCAGTAAACCAAGAGGGTCCAGCAAATAACTTGTCGTTGCTGTAATCATAAAAAGCCGGTTGACCGCCGCGAGCAAAGCCCCCAATAGCTCCAGTTTCCATTGTGGTTTTTTCTGTAAGAAGACTTCTGGCAGACATATTGGCCATAATTAAAGATGAATAACGATCTTTTCTGAGTCTGTTTTTTCTACCGGTT